AGATGCGCGAAATTATCAGCAAGTAGAAAACGGCATGGCCAGAGAGTGATAAATTGGAAACGGTAGACTTTGAAATAAACAGGCTGATTGAGAAACTGGATGAGGTGACAATCAGGTACGAGGCTAAGTGGGGCGTGTATCGCCTTGAGCATCTGGCGACACCGGAACTTGCTGAAAAGTGGCAAAAGCAGGTTGATAAACTTGGTGAGGCTATTAGGAACAAAAACCTAGGAGAATTAAGGGGGCTGGTTGAAGGTAGTATCAGGGGATACGATGCCTTGGAGAAGAATGCCGAGGCACTTGGTCATAAACCCTCAGAGCCTGAATTTTGGGAGCTTAGGAAAGGGTCTAGGATTTATCGCATCGTCAAAACCATCGGGGAGGCCAGACAGCTACACAAGCCCGGAAATGAGGACACAGTGATTATGACGATTGAGGAGGTTGTGAACATTTTTGAAAACAAGCACAGAAACTTGGAACAAGAAAAAATAACCGCGCCTCTGCAAATCAAAAACGTGGGGTTTGATTACGACAAAGGAGACAGCATCCCGATATGATTTCCCACCCCACAAAAATAATTTCAAAATGTGCGTTTATTGTGTTGACTTACAGGGTCTGTGGCCCCATAGTCAATTCATAGGGCCAACGAGGCTCGCCACACAAATGGAGAATGAAAATGAAAATTTATAAAGGATATGTTTTTGAACCAGTAGACGAAGGCTACGGAAAAGAGTGGTCAGTTTATCAAGGCTCCAAACAAGATCATTTATCAGGAAAATCAGAATGGGTGTGTACTTGCAAAACACTTAAGCAAGCAAAGGAGAGGGTTTCATGAGCAGCTCAGAATCCCTTTACATGAATAATTTTATCGATATTGTGTTTGATAAATTACCCGGCCCAGAAGGTTGCAGATTTATTGAGGTTGAGAATTCGGACAGCCAATCAATCAGATTTGGGGAGTGGGTTCAAAGACTGGACGGGTACGCAGCATTGCGAATTTCTGATGGTAGACCAGTTGCTGATCTTATTGCTGCGTTGCAAAACCTGCTTAATGGAATTTCAACTGGAGCATTAAAATCAGATCAAGATGAGGTTCTTGAATCCGCCGTCAGAACAGCGACCAAAGCAATTTTAAAGGCACAAGGTAAATAAATGACCCACGTTGAATTCAAAGCAATACGCAAATCTCTCGGGTGGACGATAGAGCAATGCTCCCGCCACATCCTGATGGGGGAGAGAAATATCAGGCGCATGGAAAAAGGCTTGCGCCCAATCATGCCGCAGACCGCAAAACTAATGGAAATTTACGCGAATAAGGGGAGGGTTTAGGGATGGGTATTCTAGAAGAACCTACAGACGATATTCTTGAACGCATTGCAGATGCAGGGTGGAATTATATCCGCGGTGGGAATAATAATGGCATTTGCGTAACTGACAGATATACGATCAACGCTTGTAATCATATTTACAGCGGAACGGTAGAGTATGAAGGTCAAAGTTATGGATTTCAGATTGAAAGTGGAGACAACAACGGTACAGTTATCCATGCTTGGGGATTAGAGGATGATGTGGGAACATTCAACCCGCCACCCCCGCCAGAGCCTATGACCTTTGTTCCGAATAACAGGGACTTATTCCAATCTAGACCAGAAATGTTTGATGTTTACTGCTATTGGAGAAATCAGCAATGGTTCAAAGATAAAGCTCAAGGATATAACTATGACCGCCATTTTGCCCCCGGTTGCAAGACAGAAGAATATTATAGAAAATGGGCAGAAACAAAAGGTCTTAAAGTTGGCTGGTTAAGTAATTTTACCGCGGAAGAACAAGCAAGGATAAAGGAATTAACAAAATGACCGGACAATGCAAGCCGAGTGAGGGGCCTTGGTACGTTCACAACTACTCAATCGTGGCTGATAAACCTCAAGATATAAACCATGACATTTTTCACGGGTTTAATGAGCCTAGTTATGATGGGAAATTCCTGATTGCTGAAAGCGTTGTTCAGCAAGAGAACGCCCACCTCATAGCCGAAGCCGGAACCGTCTACCACGAAACCAAACTCACTCCCAGGCAACTACTCGCCCAGAGGGATGAACTGCTGGCGGCGTTGAATGTTGCTAAAAATTGGGGCTATGGACAGCCACCAGATTGTAATGAGGAAGATTTAGTTAATACAGCCATCGCAAACGCTGAGAAGGGGGAGATTTAAATGAACACTCCAACAATTACAGAAGAAGATATTAATACTCTTAGGACATTTACGGAAATATACCCTACTTGGTGGTACAAAATAGGGATGTGTACGGTTACCCGTGATTTCGATTGTGCGCCTCAAGCTGGAAGCCCTGAAATAGAGTTTATTGAGCTTGGATTGTGGCCTGATGATGCTTTTCGTTGCGACCATCCGGGGTCATTGGCGGACGCAATTCGTGATGTAATGAACCAAATATCGGATGCAAGATTAGCCGTTCACCTAAGCAGGAGCCAACCATGACCACACTAAAACTAGAAGTCGGCAAGTCGTATAGGACGAGGGATGGGGAGAGGGTAAAGGTTGATGCGATTGACAAAGACGGAGATTATCGCTGCATACACATTAACGGAAGAACCCTTTTTCATTATGAGGATGGAAAATGCCCCGGATTTCCTTACCGCGACCTCATCTCCGAATGGCAAGACGAGCCGGAAAAGGAAAGTATTATGGATTTAGACAAGATCACGGTTAGGGATTATTTTGCTGGTTGCGCGTTGCAGGGTATATTGGCTGGTGACACAGAGGGCGGACTTGATCCAGACCAAGCGGCAGAGATTGTCATGTCTATGGCTAACGCTTTAATGAAAGTAAGGGGCGAATGATGACGGAAGAAATTACATACGAATTCGAGCGCGGAGTGAATGTTGCCCCGCAAAAAACATACACAATCGAGCAAGTCGTAGCCATTGTTAAAAAATGCAAAGAAGTATGGGCTAGAGATAGCCAGCCGCTTGTTGAGGCTTTGGAGGCTATAAACAAAATGGCATGGGAAGACAATGAATGGGACGCGGTTCGTAAGTATGAAAAATGCAAGGAATTAGCAGATCAAGCTCTCGAACGGTTTAAGGGGATGAATACACTTGCACCATCAAAGACAGATTGATATGTTAATAAAATGAAAGACAAGCAAAACTTCCCCCCTATAAAGGCCAAAATCAATGACTTAGTGCCTTATGCCAGGAATAGCCGTACTCATTCCGAGGAACAAGTCACTCAAATCGCCTCGTCTATTAGAGAATTCGGATTTACCAATCCTGTTATTATTGATAATCAAAACAATATCATAGCAGGTCATGGCAGGGTGCTTGCGGCTAAAAAACTAGGGATTGATGAGGTTCCTTGCGTGGTTGTCACTGGCTGGACGGAGGCGCAAAAGAAAGCCTATGTGATAGCGGATAACAAGCTGGCTTTGAATGCTGGTTGGGATGAGAAGATGCTCTCCCTTGAGTTTGACGAGCTTCAAGAGTTGGGCTTTGATCTTGAACTTACCGGGTTTAGCGGTGATGAAATACTCGCCCTTAAGCCGTTGGAAGAAACTGTTGGCCTAACTGATGAGGACGATGTTCCTGATGCCCCTGAAATACCTAAGACTGTATTGGGCGATGTTTGGCTGTTGGGCGATCATCGGTTGATGTGTGGGGACTCCACGAGCATTGATGCGGTTGAGAAGCTGATGGATGGTCAGAAGGCTGATATGGTGTTTACTGACCCGCCTTATGGGGTTTCTTACACTGGCGGACTACAGAATAGCGCAAAGGGATTGTCTGGCAACTCCCGAGAAATGATTAAGAACGATGACATTGACCTGTATGAAGATGCAGTTCGAATAGTGTCATTGGTCTGCAATGGCCCAGTTTTTATGTTTTATGCAGATACAGTCCCGTTCGGTCTTTATAGGGGAATTGATCAAGTTGGTGGTGATGTTGTCGCCCTTCTAATCTGGAAGAAAAAGGGCGGATACGGCGCACTAGGCGCGTCTTATAAGGCAAACCATGAGCCATGCGTTATTTGGAAAACCAAAGGGTCAAAACTAAACTTTATCGGACAATCTACAGAAACTCGTATTTGGGAAGAGGACAAAGAGGGTGTTAATAAACTTCACCCAACACAAAAGCCCGTGTCTATCCCAGAAAGAGCCATAAAAAACCATAAGGCAAATACTGTCCTAGACCTATTCGGCGGCTCTGGCTCCACCCTCATCGCCTGCGAAAAGACAGGTCGCCACTGCCGCATGATGGAACTTGACCCTAAATACTGCGATGTAATCATCAAACGCTGGCAAGACTTCACGGGTAAGCAGGCAACCCACGCCGAAACAGGAGAAACATTCAATGCAGGGTAGTGGCAGCAAGCCCCATGAGCCAACAGAAAAGCACAGAAAAACCGTAGAGGCTATGTCTTCTTACGGCATCCCGCATGAGGATATTGCCAAGGTTATCGGGATTGATGACAAGACGTTAAGAAAACACTATCGAAACGAATTAGACACAGCTTGCGCTAAGGCTAATAGCCAAGTCGCCCAAAGGCTTTATCAGAAGTGCATGGATGGAGATACGTCCAGCATGATATTCTGGCTGAAAACTAGAGCAAGATGGGCTGAGACTATGCGTCAGGAGATTGCCAACCCCGAAGGCGAGACATTCAAAACAGAAGCGGTCATAACCTTTGTCAACGCAGACAGTAAACCTACAGATACCTAAAGCCTTCGAGTTCCTGTTCCATCCTAAACGCTACAAGGTGGCTTATGGGGGCAGGGGTGGGGGTAAGAGCCAAGCAGTCGCAATGGCTCTCCTTGCTCAAGGAATGGCTGGGAAACTGCGTATCCTATGCGCCCGTGAATTACAGGTATCTATCGCGGATAGCGTTCATAGGCTCCTTTCAGATATTATCAGAAATCATAATCTCGAAGGGTTTTACGAAATCCTGCAAACCACAATCCGGGGCAAGAATGGGACTGAGTTCCTATTTAAAGGATTAAAGCACAATATCACGGAAATTAAGGGCTTTGAGGGTGTAGATCGTGTCTGGGTGGAAGAATCGGAAAACGTGTCAGAACGCTCTTGGGAAATGCTTATCCCAACAATCCGTAAACCCGGATCGGAAATCTGGGTTATCTTTAACCCGAAGAATGCGACTGACCCAACATACCGCAGATTTATTGTAGAAGCTGGCGATGATGTGATAGCCCGCAAAATCTCATGGCGTGACAATCCCTTCTTTCCAGAAGTGCTGAATAAAGAGCGTTTAAAGCTCATGGAGAGTGATGAGGTCGCCGCCGCCCATATCTGGGAGGGAGAGTTAGACACCCGCCGTAGCGGGGCTGTATTCGCCAAGCAACTAGCAAAAGCCAGAGAAGAAGGCCGGATAACCAAAGTTCCTTATGATCCATCGTCAGAAGTCTTTACGGCATGGGATTTGGGCTTTTCGGATGCCACGACTATCTGGTGGGGCCAGATTGTAGGCAGAGAGTTTAGAATTATTGAGTATTACGAAAATGCCGGAGAGGGTCTTGAGTATTACGCCAAGATTGTTAAGGAAAAACCTTACAATTATATGAAATACGGTCATTATCTTCCCCATGATGCCAACGCAGGTAATATCCGAGGGGATAGCGTGGCTGTCCAATTATCCCGGTTAGGCATTCAAAACCAAGTATTAGAGATTTCAAATGTAGAGGGTGGGATTGAGGCTGTTAGGCAATTATTGCCTATGTGCGTTTTTGATCTTGAGAAAACAAAAGACGGTGTTTTTGCTCTCGAAAACTACGCCTATGAATGGGATGAAGAAAGGCAGATATTTAAGAACAAGCCGAAGCATGACTGGGCGAGTAATGGCGCGGATGGGTTTAGATACCTTGCTCATGCCGTAACACGGATCAAAGGAAGCCTTGGTTCCAAACCCGTCTCCCTCTCAATCAAATCTGGCTTTGGTGCGTCATATATGGGGAATTGACACTGATTAAGATAAATGTAATAATCGTCCCGCTAATAGCACGTCATGCCTTGTCAGACGTTTCCCGGCCTTACAATGAGCCATGTAACCTAATCCCCTCAAGGTTTTCACATGGCTGATGATATTGTTAAAATAGCTAAAGACAAACTTGCGGCCGACAAGGAAACTTGGGGCGATATTTACAAAAAAGCCAGAGAGGACGCTAAGTTTCTATCTGATGATGATTACGCCCAATGGGATGAAACTGACTATGCGTCCCGTGTAAATTCTGGTCGTCCGGCACTGACCATTGACCAATTGGGGCAGTTCGTTCACCAGGTTGCCAATGATATTCGTATCAATACCCCAACAATCAATGTAATTCCCGCAGGTCTTGAGAGCGATCAGGGCACCGCAGAAGCCTATAAGGGTATTATCAAGGGCATTGAATACGCTTCCTCCGCAGATAATGCTTATGACGCGGCTGTTTTTAACGCCATTAAACAGTCTATCGGGTTCGTCCGGGTAGACCATGATTATGTTGATGAGGAATCCTTTGACCAAGAGCTAAAGATCAAGCGTGTCGTTAATCCGCTCTCATGCTGGCTGGATGGGGCCTCGATTGAGGTTGATGGCTCTGATGCCAAGCATGGCACGATTATTGAGAAGATTAGAGTTTCTGAATTTAAGCGTCAATATCCCGGCAAAGACGTGGCTTGCTTTGAGGTTGATGGCGACACATACAATCATCAAGACGATGAGTTTATCTCGATTGCTGAGCATTTCGTTATTGAGGAAAAAGAGAAAACAATCTCGATTGACGATAATGGCAAGGTCATTGATGTAGAAGAAGGCGCACCTGTTAAGAAAGTCCGCAAGGTCAAAGAGCGTAAAGTCATGCGCTATAAGCTTTCAGGCGCAGACGTTCTTGAGGAAACCTCATTCCCCGGCAAATACATTCCACTGATCCCGGTTTATGGTGAGGAAAACTGGATTGATGGTAAGCGGTTTATATTTTCGCTGATACGCAAATCCAAGGGCGCACAGCGTATGTTTAACTATTGGAAGTCTCTGGAGACAGAGCTTTTGATGAAAGCCCCGCAAGCCCCGGTTATGGCTGCCGAGGGACAAGTTGAGGATTACGCTGCTGACTGGTTAAATCCTTCCAAGGCTGCTGTCCTTCGATACAAAACCACTGATTTACAGGGCAATCAGGTTGGCGCACCGCAACGGCTTGAGCCTCCGACTATCCCGACTGGTGTCGTGAACGCCTCCCGTGGCGCGGTTGATGACATTAAAGCTACGATGGGGATTTATAACGCCTCCCTTGGTATGCGATCCAATGAGCAATCAGGAGTTGCTATCGCCCAGCGTAAACAAGAGGGTGACGTTGCGACTTATCACTTCTCTGACAATCTCTCCAAATCCATTACCCATGTCGGGCGTGTTCTTGTATGTGCTATTCCTGAGATTTACGACACCGCAAGGGTTCTTCGCATTATCGGGGAAGAAGATGAGCCTAAAGAAATCGGCGTAAATGGTGAGATGGTTGAGGGGCAAGAAAAGCCTATTGACCTTAAAAAAGGCAAGTATGACGTGCGTGTTGTAACTGGCGCAAGTTATACGACACTTCGTCAGGAAAGCGTTGCGGCCCTTCAATCTGTATTCCAAGCCTCTCCCGACCTCATGTCAATCATGGGTGACTTGTATTTCAAGTACGCCGACTTTGCAGGGGCGCAGGCAATGGCAAATCGTATGAAGAAGGTGGTTGATCCTAAGTTCCTAGAGCCGGATGAGCGCGAAGAAGAAGAACCACAAATTGATCCAGAAAAAGAACAAATGGCGGGGCTAATCCAACAAGGGCAGGCTGCCCTTCAACAAATGCAACAAGAGATGCAAGCCCTGCAATCACAACTTGAAAACAAACAAGCCGATACAATGTTAAAGGCACAAGAAATTGAGATTAAAAAAGAAGATATTGCGATTAAACGTGATAGCCTCGCCCTTGAGGTTTACAAAGCTCAATCAGATACAGAGATTAAAAACAAAGAGATTGAAGCGGATATAATTAAAACCCGCATGGAAACCAAGGTAAATGCTTCTCCTGAAATGGCTATGATGGACGGCGATTTAAACGAAGGTGTTCCGCCACTAGCCCTGATGATGGCTCAATTCTCTGAGGCTATTAACAACGGGTTGATGGCGGTTGCTCAATCACAAGCGCAAGGCAATCAAGCTGTTATTGAAGCCTTAACCAAGCCTAAGCAAGTCATTCGTGATGAAACAGGCAAAATCGCAGGGGTTATATAATGACAGACAATACACAATTGCCAGTACCACAAACGCTTGGTGATGTCATAGCAACTGATGATATTGGTGGTGTTAAATTTCAACGTATCAAAATGATACACGGCGCGGATGGTGTTAATGATGGGGATGTCTCAACCTCTAACCCTTTACCTGTTGAAATTCAAGGCTCACTAGGTACTGCTGATACTAGACCGTTAGGTTCTGCTGTTGTTGATGGTGATATTGGTATTGTAACTAATACAGTTATACACGGAAAAACAACGGCGGGCGGTGGTTCGTTTGTTGATGTTAAGGTAAATCCATCAGGGGCTTTATCCGTAGCAGTAGGGGAAAGCTCGTTGCCAACAGGCGCAGCGACAGAAACGACATTAACGGCAATTCTTGCCCTCTCAGAACAAATAGAGAGCATGGCTGATTCAATTAACACGCTCGTCCAGTTTTTATACGCAAACAGTCCTAGAATTGATGCTGTAGGACGCGCCGCAGTAAACGTAGAGACTGGTTCTGTAACTACATTAACTACACTCACAAACGCCGCTTTGATTAGCGGTCAACCTAACCAATACACAGGGCAAGACGCTCCTCTCCACATTTACGACAACATAAAGGTGACTTAAAATGACGACAACTGTAAATCTTAAAAAAATGCTACATCCGAAAAGATGGGAAAATAGAACGCCCGCACCTGTAGCATCAACGCATGGCTCGTTTATCGTTTCTGACAAATTCGATTTGATTAATGGCTCTAAGGCGTTTTATGTTCAGTCGGCGGCTGTTATTTATATGTACGAAGGCGGCGAGGACTCATGGATTCAGCTTCCCGCTTCTGGCTTAGGCGGAACATTCGGTGCTGGTGCTTGTGGTGAGTTTCGCGCTTTAGGGGCGATGGGTGGTACTTTTAACCAAACTGTAACTGCTGGCGGAGCGACGTCATTAACAACCAATAAAACAATCGTGCGTTCTTTAGCCGGTATGCGTATTCGCGTCATTCAAGGTACTGGGGTAGGATTTGATGGAACAGTTGTGAGCAATACCATTGGAGCAAACTCTGTAATCACGACAAGCGGCGGCTCATTCGGTGCGAATACAGTATTTCAATTATTCTCTGGCTCGTTATGGGTTGCAACAGCAGCCACAATAGGATTTGGCGTTTATGATAGAGCAACAAACGCTTGGACTGCCCGTTCAGTGACAGGTCTTCCAGCTTGGGGTACTGATGGTCAGTTAGTTTCAACAATCGGTTCTGCAAAAGAATTTGCCACAGGCACAGCAACCGCAGGAGGAGCAACTACACTTACTAATTCCGCTAA